AACCGTCTGTTTTTCTCATTGCTCCAATCTAGTTTTACTCCTTTGGCTCTAAGAAATTCCTTAATAAGACTCTCTTTTTTATATTGCATTTCGCTAATCATCTTTGTAATAGCATCTTCCTCTAAACTCATATCTGTATATTTTTCTTTATCTTATTATTCTCCCCTTCCAACTGGTGTATAATCCTATCAGCATCAGCAACCTCAGACTTTAACTTGCTTACCTCTAACTCTAGCTTATTGTTTTTAGACTCCATTACGCGGAGTTTCTCGTTCAGTTCCTTGTTCATCCTACATAATTCTAAGTCCCTGCTATCATACTCGATTAATGCAGTACTTACCTTGAAGAACTTAGCGAAGTCTATAGGCTTGTTATTCTGTAGGCATTTAGTTTGATAGTCTATTATTGTTTCTAGTGGCATTAGTCTTATTTAATAGTGTTAATGTCAATTGCTAGTCCTTTTTCTATTAGTTTTCTATAATCTAAATGGTGTTTATTCATTTTATCAATATTACTAACCCCTTTACTCATGTCAACCTCTCTCCATGAATCTTTATTATTATACCTATAGACTATAGTCATACCATTAACTCTAACTTCAAAACTATCATAAGGTTCTGTATAATTATAGAAATCATCTGCAATCTCTTTTGTCAAGTCGCTTAATGGTCTTAGGATTGGTTTGCCTGTCCCTTTTAGCACACCTCTCATGGAAATTAATCCCATTTCATAAATACCATTATCTTCTTCTCCGAATAATATCGTTGTTGATTTACACTTCAACCCATAAGGCAAATAAGGTGCTAAATGTTTTAATTCTAATTTCATAATCTTTAATTTATTAGTTCTGTTATTGGTAATAGTATTCCTTTACTCGTGTCGTTATCGCCGCCTTCAACATCTCTAGGAGTGTTTAAATACGGTCTGCAAATAGCTTTTAATCTAGATAAAGTTATTAGTATAATCAAATCATTCGATAAAACAAATGCGTAAAACTTGGATTGGCTTGTAGATATTCCGCTTGGTTTGTCGCGGCTGTGATATTCTACAAATACATTACCTGTTTTATTTGCCTTATAATCTGTCTTGACTTCTATCTTCTCATCTTGTAGAATAGTCGCTAAGTACTTCTCTCCTATCTTGCCAAGTTTTAAATCGTATTTAAAGTTGCTGTTATGTTTCAAGTTTTTTATTGTTCTGATTCGCTTATAAGGTCGAATAAGTTAATATTATCTATTCTCTGATTGATTCGTTTAATACTTGCATCAAAATATTCCTTATCTAGTTCACAAGCCGTTAAATCAAATCCTAGGTTGTGACAAGCTATCGCAATACTTCCTGAGCCTAAATGAGTATCTAGTATTTTATTCCCCTCTTTTGCGTAGTTCATTAATAACCACTCGTATAAGTCTATCGGTTTTTGTGTTGGGTGGTGTTTTTTACTTGCTGATGTATTACCTTCTAAATTACCGTAATATCTAAAATCAAACATCTTTGCAACTTTATTAAATGAAGTATAGGCTAACTCACCATCTGCAAAATTTGGAACTGGATTCCCTTTATGCCAAAATATAAAACCTTTACATCCGTTTTTCCATAAATAAGGAAAGTAATTACCACCCCAAACAATTTGATTTTTCCTTTTGTCTTGTAATTCTTTAAAATATTCATCTGTCGGAATTGACTTATCCCAATCGCCTTTTTTATAATCATTACTAACATACCTATCACCGTTACTTTTCTTTGAAACTCTATTATATTTTGAAAAGTCTAACCCATAAGGAGGGTCTACAATAGCCAAATCAAAATGATTATCTGGGTAACGAGCCATTAAAGCCATGTTATCCTCGTTTGTTATTGTTAATTTATCTGTTAATTTCATAATCTATTAATTTTAAAATGGAACCTCCGAGTCCTCATCATGTGAATACTGGAAACTATCTTCTCCTAATGGTTGTAGTTTCTTTTGTGTATAACCTTCTTTGGCTTGAATCGGTTTATCTGTGTTGTACTCTCCACGGTCTGCATAAACCCTTGAACCGTTAACCATTAGATAATACTGATACCTTTCAACATCTAAATATAGTACATAAGTTCCATTCTTAGACACTCCTTTAGGTTTACTTTTCGCAACTCTTAAATGCAGTTCGTTAGATTCATAAACTCTGTTATCATTGTCAGACAATCCGTAAGGGGGTCTCCAAGGTATAAGCATAGTATTTGCTTTCCTAAACCAACTCTGACCGCCTGAGAACTCTCTAGCGTGTGGCATAGGGTAATAACTTACTCCACCGCTTGTGATAAGTGCTTGGTCTCTAACGTGAGTTACTACAAAATGATGTCTATTCGTGGCTCTTGCGTTCTTTCTTATATCTCCTAAGACTCTTGAAACGTACTTATCTTCACGCCCTAAGTCTTGTGGTAGATAAACCTCCTCCAATTCGTTCCAAGGGTCTAATACTGTTGAATGAACTGTTTTACCCCAATCCCTTTCGATGTCGTCAATCATCTTATAAAACTCTTTAGCGTTTAAATCTTTATCTATTGGGTCTATAATTATAAAATGATTATCTATAAACATTTCAGCATAAACCCGTTCTGATTCATCCATGCAATTCTCACCTTTCAAGTATGGTTTACCTATGAATGAATGACAAAATTCAGCGTATATTTCTTCCGTGCTTCCTGTTTCTGGTGAGAATATAACGTGATTCCATCCATGTAAGCAACTTAGATTTATAAGAATCTCTTTCATTATCTCAGTCTTTCCACTTCCTGGGGCTGATGCTATGTAGGTTGTAGATGCTAATTTAACCGTGTATGGTAATTCGTCAAAATCCCATCCTATGCTTTTACCCCTTTGGAATCCTTTTTCTCTTAAGTTGTTTAAGTCTTGAGATACTTCGTTTAGTTGTTTATACATAAGACTAATTTACAGGGTAAGTATTAGGTACAATTTTAGAATTTAAGTTCAAATCTTGTCCCGCTATCCAATTGCCAAAATGTGATTTAATCTTTTCAATATCTCGGTTCATATCAGAGACTAAACTAAATCTATCTACTTGTCTTTCAAATTCAGTTAAATCAATCTTATAAGTTTTAAGTAAAAGGTTCTTCCAATTAGTATTTGATTTTAATAATAGAATATTTTTATCTGAAAAATCCTTTTGTTTCTCTTTTACTTCTTCTTCCTCTTCTTCTTGTACTTCCCCTTCCTCTTCCTTGGGGTTGGTCGGGGGGGTGCTTGATGGGGTGGTCGGTAGGGTAGTCGATAAGGCCTCCTTACTTGCTCGTTCCCAACCCTTTACGCTTGACTCAATTTGATGTCTCTGACTTTCATAACATAGATTAGAAATAAATCCTAAATCCTTCGGGTCTTCGTTTAAGAACTGCTTATTAATTACTGATATAAGAAACTCTAGTTTATCCGTGTCTTTTTCTAACGTGTTAAGTACATCAAAATAACTACGTAAAAAATTAAAGGCTTTTCTTTTAGTTGGTTTAATCATTATTAACCTCCTTATCTTTAGTTATTATACGCTCTAAATTATTGTCTTTAACGTATTTTAATGCTTTTTGGTGTGCTTCTTCTTCCGTGTTAAAATAGCCTAGGTATTTTGTTTTTCCATTATGCCAAACATTAGACTTAAATTTGCCTTTGTAATAACCTACTCCATATTTTTTTTTATTAACGTATCTCTTTACTGTGTTTTCAAAGTTAGAAATTATATTTAAATTTAGTAAGTTATTGTTTAACCTGTTATCATCTATATGGTCTACTATATACCCCTTTGTGCCGTTAGGAGTGTGATTTAGGAACGCCATTGCAACCAATTGATGTCCTCCATAAACATTGTACAAATCCAACTCTTTATAATTAAGAGTGTATTGAGTGTACCCATCTTTATTTTTACTACCTTTTAGCGTTTTGTACTTACCATTTATATGCGACTTAAGTTCGCCTTGGTTAGAAATTATATATCTTCCTTCATAATTAGGTACGTCTTTCCATACTATATCCATAATTTTGTGCATAAAAAAAACAGCTTCCGAACTTTGGGCATGCACTCCCGCGATTCAAAAACTGTTTAATATAAATATTTTAGCTTGTTATCTTCTGTGCATGTCGGACAACGTTCTGCTAAGATAATGATTTATTTGATATTATCAACTATTTCTTCTAATTCTTTTACTGTGATTGTAACGTCTGAATCGAGGGTGATTGATTTGATTTTACGGTTAGTATTAGGGTTTCTATCAAATATGCATATCTTATCATAAAGCTCTTCAAACCTAACTATATTAAGCTTAGCACAACCGAAACTTATTATATCCCCGTCTTGCTTCATCTCGTGGCCGCTAATCGTTAAAGGCGTGTCGATTATTGTAGCCCATTTGCCGTTGTTGAATAACACCCCATTTGAATTATACAATATATTATCACCCCATACGCCCTCGACAAAACCTCCACTATTCACCGAAATTTCATATTTAGAATAATCAAAAGGAGCAGTTATTTTAGTGTCATCCTTAAACCCTCTCTTCTTAGCCTCTTTAATCAAAGCGGTTTCTACTTCTTCGTTGGTGGCTTCTATAAGTTGGTCTTTATTGGGTGCTATATAATTCCCACCACCATCACTAAGCTCACCAAACATTTGATGATTTACAATTACGAATGGATATTTATTATCATCATCTTGATGCCTCACATACATAAACACCATATCCTTTTTTAATGTCCCGTAATCACTTGTCAATTTATACCACTTACCAACCTCAAACTTTGGCTTGTTCTTTAATTCTTCTATCTCTCTGAGTAGTTTTAATTCTTTCTCTAGTTCTTCTATTCTATCATTCATAATCTTTTTTATTTAGTTAATGTATTAAAACACCTTTGACATGTGCCAGACTTTAACCCGCTAAACATTGCAGAGCCTGACGTATAATTACTAGATATTTGTTTTTCATTCCAGTTTTTAGGGTCGTGGTGATTCTGACCGCAATTAGTACAGAACTGGAGCGACTTATCTAATATCATTTCTTCATACTCTTCTTGTGTAACCTTTTCGACTTGTATTCCTTTAGGCAAATAATTATTGCCGTTCGCTTCGTTTATAACGCTTTTTATCGGTGGCTCTAATCTGTCTACTTCAATGATTGAAGATTCTGGAAAGATTGCACAACCGTTTTTTAATATCTTTACTTTCATAATCTTGTTTTAAAAAGAGGCCGCTACACCTCTATAATTAAATCGAATTTAGCTTTAAGTTTATTGGCTCAAAAAGGAAGGTCATCGTCACCGTCTGGAGTGAATGTTTCTGCATCTGTAGGCGCATCTGTAACCTTAGAACATTTCCACATAGATAAGTTAGTATAGTGTTTCCCTTCGTACTCCCGACATTGTACATTCCATTCTACCTCTACTTCACTACCTACCTTGTTGTACTCTAAGAAGCTCTCTAAATGCTTTACATTGTCAGCGTTTTTAAATACCTCGAATGAGTATAGGTTATTGTATTGTGCATCTGTTACGAGTTGAAAACTTAGTTTCTTTGCTCCACTATCAAAAGTCTGTACTTCTGAAATTGATTTGATTTTTCCTTTTGTCTTGTAATTCATAATCTAATTTAAAATTGAAAGCTCTACTTCTCTAATTGTTAAAAGAGCCTCGGTTAATAAATATTCTTGTTCCATAGTTGTTGACTGTAACAACTGATAATTTAATATATCCTGTGCTTTACTGTAGTTCTCTAGTCCGTTTACTACATCGTCTACTAGGTTGCTTATTTGTAGCTCGTTCATAATTATTTAATAAATTGCGCTAAATGATTTAATTTTTCTAATAAGCCGCTAATGTTATTAGTTTCAAGATAAGACTCTTCTTCTAATTCAAATTCATCACTAGATACATCATGATTCTTCCTTAGTCTTATTATGAAATCAACATAACTACACGCATCAATGAAAGATTCTTTAATAGCTGCCCTTATTATTACGTGTTCGGGATTATCTTTATAAACCTTATTACGTCGCTCACGGGCTAATAATTGTTCTCGGTGCTGTATTCCCTTGATTGAGGCTATAAGTTCCTTAGATTGCTCTTGGATGCGCTTTAAACGAATGTAGTTAAGCTTTAAGTTCTCTTCGTTTTCGATTTCGATTGATATTTGTTCTAGGTTCATAATAGTATTTCTAAAGTGTTACGCTGAATTTCTGACATTTCAAACTTATCTAATATTGCTTTGATTTGCTTTTTATCACACGTTTGTGCTTTCTCGAATTGGTCTTTAGATAATCTTCTAGGTTCTGGCTTGCTTGCTTCGTTCCCGTCATCGTCCTTCTCTGCTATTGCTAAGAGGCTTTTAAGCGTGTATCTTCTGTAGTAGGTAATACATGAGCCTAGTTTTTGTGGGTCTTTAATATCGGGTAAAAGGATTGAACTTGATATTAATGTGTTTCCTATCTCCGCATCTTTTATACATGATAAAACACTATTCTCTACTATTGGCTGAATTAGTATTAATCCTTTATCGTGCAGTAATGGGTGGACTGCGTTAAGTAAATCATTCAAATCTAAATACGCTGATTTAAAGAATGGGTTCTTACTGCTTTTGGATAGGTTGCCTATCTCTTTTTGTACTTCTAATATTCGTTTCATAATCTTTTATTTTAATCTAAAGTTAATAAACACAATCGATTTCTTTAAGTATTTTTATAGTTTCTTCGCATCTTTTTTTGCAGTTTGTTATCTCTTCCAAGTCTGCTCTTTTACATGCTTCAAATACTTCTGATGCTTTCGCGCTTGTCTTTCCACATGGTACTAAATAGACTCTGTTGTATTGGTTGTTAATGTCGTCTAGTCGGTGCTGATAGTAATCAATGTCTGAAATCATAATCTAATTGTTTAATCGTGCTACTTTCTTTTGTATCACTTCGTTAAGTTCTTCAATCTTCGCATCATAAGCCAATACCATTTGATTGAATGTGTTCTTATTCCGTTCAGCGGTGAACCATTTCTCCGACTCTGTTTTTCTAACCAAGTCACCGTATGCAGATATTAAATGTATCGCTGTCTCTTTAGGGGTCTTGCCTACTTTTAATATTTTGTCTACTTCGGCCTCTGCTTGCTTCTCGATTCTAAGGTTAACCTCTATTGGTAATTCTATTAGTTCATTCATTATCTAAGTGTTTCGTAAGTTATTAAAATTGCTGCTCCTACTATACATCCTATTAGGGATATAAATATTAAGTCTCTATCTTGCTTCTTAAAGTAGTTTTTCATCTTTTAAAATTAACTGTCCAACGTATTCAGAGAAACTTAAACCCTTCTCTGTGGATTGCTTTTTGCCTTTCTTGATTGTATCAAGTTCTAAGCATATTGTTTTGTTTTGTTTTGCCATTTTTATTTTAATTGTTTTTATTATATTCTTTCATTGCAAGGAAAATAAACTCTTTACTTCTTGGAGTTAGTTCTGTATAAGGAAGCCCTAAATTAATTAGGTACTTCCTCCAATGTTTTTCTAAAATATCATCCATTAACTTAGTTTTTTCTTCGCCCATTTTTCAGCTCCTTTAATAGTTGAATAATCTTTACTCTCTAAAACTTGTTCTTCTCCATTGTAGATTTGAACATACATTGCTCTTACCATTCCTGTTCCATCAGTTGAGATGTTTACCGCTTTTGTTCCCGTTGTATTTCTTAAAGTTGTCATAGTTTATTTTTTAGTTGTTTGCTTATCGCCCTACAAATATACATACTATTTAATTAACTACGTACATAAATAAGTAACTTTCTTTCATTTAATTTTAAGTTTATAGGGTTTATAGTAGTTTGAGGGGGTAAAATAATTTGATATAAAAACTTAATGTAAGCAAAGTACAATCCAGAGTACTCAGAGTAGACGTAGGATATGTATAGAAAATCCAATAATCTATACACGTTCTAATGATATGTATACAAAACAAAGAAGACCCCTTAAATCAATAAGGAGTCTTGAAAGTGTAGGATAAAGATTATGAAAAAATAACCTACTCTTTGAGTTTTGTTATGTTATAAAGATACATAAATTTATCTATTACTCGCAATCGCGCTAAGGATTTCATTCTTATTTTCTTCCTGCTTCAATTGTCCTTTGTGTATTTCTTCTCTAAGCTCCTTCATCTCCTTAGTGATTTCGCTTGTTTTTTCCTCCACCTTTATATTCGTTTTATCAATTCTATCGTGGATTACTTTTTCGCTCTTTTCCCATTGCTTTTTCATATTGGTAATACAGTTTTTTTGAATTACTTGCTTATTTCTAAGACCATACCAAAAGCCTACCGCTATCCCTGCCGAAATAACTATTTGTATCACTGTTTCAATTCCGAATGTTGTTTCTTCTATTGGATTCATTTGATTTTATTTGTCGCCAGTGGTGGATAGCGTTTTTTTTTGTTTCTTAAATATAAGATTATTGATAATGTTGTTAAGGCTAGTATTAAAATATTTGAATAAAGAAAAGAATAGACAGTCCAATTAATTTGAGCAAAGCAGCCAAATAGATTAATGATATTTATCATCAATAAACTAGCTACTGAATACCAATTATACGCGCATAGATTTAATCTGTAACATAACACGCCCAAAAGCAAAGTAAATATAGTTTCGCTTATGGTGTAAAATCTAGCTTGGAACATATCGTATTCAGTGAGTACATAGTCACACGCCGAAACCTCAACCCCTAATAAATTAAACAAAATTAAAGTGCTTAATATTACTATAATTAAATTATATCCAATAGGTAAAATACTCAAACATTTATCTATCTTTTTAAATAATATTTTTTTATCATTTTTCAGCCTTTTACAATTTTCTTAGGTAATGGTATTCCCTCTTTACTTTTTGTTTCATTTTCTTTTAAAGAGACTTCTAATTTTTCAACTAGCGTTTTAATCTCTGCAATGATTTGTCCTTGTTCTTCTTTCATAATTTAATAGTTGTTTGTTATATAAACTGTTAATGATAAGTGAAATTTATCATATATTTCCTGTGTTAATTCTGTGGTAGTCCCGCACTCTTCTAATTTATCTAGGGCTGTAATCCATTGCCCATTTACTAATTCATTTCTAGCGGCTTCTAGTTGGTTTTCTAAACTCCTTCTGTTGTCTCTAGGCATCCCCGACAATCTAAATTCTGCGGCTATACTTAAATATGTATCAATCCCGTCTTGCTTCCGTTGTTGGTATCTTAATTTCTCATTAAAAATATCTAAACTATTAGGGTCTATAGTTACCATTTCGGGCACTTTGTCTTCATAGTAAATAAACCATGAGTCGCTTCCATTGCCTTGAACCTTATGTATTATTTGAGTTGCTAAGTGCATTATACTTCAATTTTTAAATGTGTTCTAATTTGTGAATTGCCTGGATTAGTTGCATAGTTTGGCGTTACTAATGTCAAGTAAGCACCGCCCGCTGTTATTGTTTCAGATAAGCCCGTTATATTAATAAAGTTATTACGTGAATTAAATGTTAACGTACTTGATAGTACTAATGAACCTCCCGCATGTACTAGTGTTAAGGTTGCTTCTTCTGCTCCTATCGTGTTAGTTGTCCACGTTACAATCTCAACCGCTTTAAGTGTTCCCGCGGGTAGTGGAATATGGCAAAGAGATGTTATCCCCGCTGCATAAATAGTTGTCTGGCCTAGATAATACGGTGTTGAATCTGCTAAAGCAACGTTATTAACATTAAAAAATATTTGGTCTGATATTGGATTCCCTCCGCTTGCAACGGCTTCCCATCCTAAATCTTTACGAGCATATTGAGTCCCATCGTTTGGAGCTTCGGGAAAACTTACTTTTGCATTATTTACTACAACTTCATCAAACTTAGCTTTAGTCATTACGCCCGCTCTTGATGTGCTCGCTGCTGCTAAAGTTGCATTTGTTCCATCACTAGAATCAACATCAACAGTCGTATTAGTCGTAGTTCCTTCTGATAAGTTAGTTGTAACGTTTGTTACCTTCGCTGTATTGGCTGCTATTGTGGTTTGGACTAAATCACTTTGCTCTAACTTTAAAGGCGTTAATGCTTTTACATCATCTGTTCCCGTATCTGTTTCTGCTTGTGTTGCTATCTCAATTAAACCCTCTACAGTCTCGGATGCACTCGCTATATTTATATTTAATGTAGCCATTAGTTAATATTAATTGTGTGGTTAGTTCCGTCCATATCTAAATCCTGCCCTGTATCTACGCTGTTTACTAGTATGTCATAGGTTACAGAGCCACCGCCACCTATTGGTACAATCCATTCATTACCTACCTTATTCCCTACTACAGTTCCGCTTGTGTCCTTTACTATTATATCCTCAGTTAATCCACAATCTACAGTTGTAAAACTAACCCCGTTTATTGTGATAGTAACTATCGGGCTGTCTGGTGGTGTCACTCCACTCATAGGAATAGCACAACTATTATAACTAAAGGCTTGCTCTAGTTTAATATCTACAAAGAAGCCCGTTAAAGAGTCATTTAATATATCATGAAATGGAGTTGCTAAAGTATTTTTATCTAAATCTAATTCGTCATATACGTGGTCTTGTGCCCAATATGATTGTATGTCTTGTGCGCATTGTAACATATCACTCTTAGCCCTGACAACGTTTGCCTGTTCTAAGGTAGTTAGAGTAGTGTTCTTTAGTGTTGGAACTTGTTGTAAGAAATAAACTCTAAAAGCGTATGTAGTTACTCCCGCTGTACCAATAGAACCAGTAGTAGAGAAAGGTAAGTCCTCCACCCACATCATAGGATATTTCCTATTAGCTTGTTTATTATGTTCAATTATTTGCCACGCCTCACCAGTACCATAACTTTCAATTATGTAATGGGCCTCTGCGAACTCCTCGAACTTTTCTATTATCGCTTTGTAACTTAGCATAGTATTGCTTTAACTTCTTATCAATGTTTTTATTATTCCCTGTTTTCTTACTCACGGCTTTTACATATTTTACTTGAACCACCACCTAGATAAACTGATACTGTCGCTTTCCCGTCTTGTGGTCTTACTTCGTCGTATTCATTCTCTGTATTATACTCTGGAAACAAAGCCGAATTAGTACATAAATAATCACTTATTCTTTTAGTAAAGAACTCTGCTTTGTCTTTGTATCTGTTTTCAATCCTACTCAGTTCCTTTGTTGATATTGGAAAGGCATTATCTGAACTCTTTTTAGAAACGTTCTTATCTCTAAACTTAAACAGTAAAGGTATTTGCACTTCATACATTACCCAATAAACTAAAGCATCAGAGCAGTAATCATCTACTAATGTAAGGTAGTCACCTGTTAAAGTACTTGCGCTTATATCGCTTAATATCTTATCGTAGAGCTTAGTTCCTAATACGTTTTGAATGTGTTGTATCTGACATTGCCAAATCGTAGGATTGATTTGTTTCATGTCGACGTTCTCATCAACTGCACTATTCTCTTTGAAGAATCCTTCTGATATTAAAATTGGTCTTGCCATTTATTTTCTAGTTACTAATCTTTGCTCCCAAATATGACGGCAAAAAGGTGTTGTTACTTCTAGTTTTGGATTGTTATAAAACCCTCCACGACTTGTAAACACGTCTAAACCTTGTCTGTTATTTAATAATTCAATATCTTGAAACGTCCAACTTCTAAACTCTGATAAACCTAACAATGTTTTACAGAATAATCTAGACTTTCCACCCTTAGATAAAGCAGGCGCGTCATGTCTTAAAGCGTATTTATAAACTACAAATATCTCTTGTTGTGTTTTCTGTCCTTCTTCCGTTGGTTGGTTCTCAGGGTCTATTAAATTTTCTCCTTCTAATTCGTTTAGTAAATCATTTACCACTTCCTCAGTTAAGCCTGTAACGTCTGCAAGTTGTTTAGGTGTTTGTGTTGGGTCTGATATTAACAAACCAAGTATTGTATTGGCTTTCTTAGACTCGAATTTAAACTTATCCCCTTGTATTCTTGCGTCTTCTATATTGTCAAAACTAAACTGTCTCGAATCTATAACGGTTAATTCTTCGTCAAGAGCACCACACATTGAAAGATGTTTGATTATTTTCTCATCATCTTCATTATCCATTTTGCTAAACTCCTTAGATAACGTTTCGGTAACTCTAGTAATTCCACCCGTTAAACCTACTAAGTTCCGAATCTCTTCACCTGTCATTTCGGCAAGTACCTTAGTAGCAAGCAAAGGACTTAATGTACTTAATGCGTCCGTTACTTTATTGGATTCTAAATCTAAAGGCTCTAATCCTAATCGTTCCCTTAATTCATTTGTTGTTAATGCAGATAATAAAGCCGTCTCACTTAATGAGTCGCTAACAGGTTCAAGTTTCTTAATCGCAAACGTTCCTCTAACCTCATTTAAATCAGCCCAACTATTTACGAAGTGTTCAATAACTCCCTGTTGTTTTGTTACATAAGTATTTTGAAGCATTTCACCTGCCACTCTTAATTCATCAGCGTTATTATTAAAGCCTCCCGAATTACTTAAGCCTATTAATGTAGGATTAAAATTATGTCCTGTATAAATCTCGTCTCTTATCTGTTCGTTAAGGTTTAAGAATCTATCATCTTGTCCATTTGCAGGTAGTGGAGTTATCTCTACGCCCGAATCTTTATCTTCGTTAAAAGAAAGTATTGGTTCTCCTGCATTGTCCCCTCCATGCTTTGTTGCTTTCCATCTATCTTCTATCTGTCCCTTTTGTATTTCTGTTGGGTCGCCGTTGTAGAAGTTAGATGGAA